GTTGACTACAAGACGAGTAAGAACGCCAAGTATGCAGACACTAAGCAGCTTGACTTGTTAGCAGGGGCGGTGTTCACGCACTTCCCTAAGGTGATGGAAATTAAGTCTGCATTGCTGTTTGTGGTTAGCAACGAGATAGTAAAGAAAGACCACGAACACATTATGCGTTCCTCATACATGAACGTCATGGAACCTGAACTTGCTAGGCTAGCTATGGCTACGACAGCTAATGTATGGAACCCAATAGCAGGGCCGTTATGTAAGTTCTGCCCAGTAACAAGTTGTTCACACAACCGAGGAAAATAAGATGAGCGAAGAGCTAACCAATGAAGCAGTAGACTCAGCAATTATACTAGAAGGCAGAATACGAGAACGAGTGGAGAAAGAAGTAGAAAGAACAATAAACAGATATATAAACAGCTTAGTAAAAAGCGAAGTGCACAAAGCGTTTGAAGAATACAAGCAAGAAATGCTGATGGAAATAAGTATTACCGTAGGTAAGATTATGCGTCACACAGAGGAAGAAAACCGTAAACCCTTATGGGAATCAACACCGGAAGAACTTGGACTAATGCACAAAGATTTAAATACACACATGCTAGGAAAAAGGGAAGAAGATCATGCCATACGTAAACAAACCTAGGCCGTACAAGAAAGAATACGAGCAGCAGAAAGAGCGTGGTGAGTTACCCACAAGGATGGAGCGACAACGTGCGCGTAACGAGATGGACAAGAAGGGCATTGATCGTACAGGTAAGGACATCGACCATACGATACCGCTTAGCAAAGGTGGCACTAATGCGCCGAGTAACTTGAAGCTAAAGAAGCCGAGCGCTAATCGTTCGTTCAGTCGTAACTCAGACCACACGGTAAAGAAGAACAAGCCTAAAAAATAAATGCAAATCGTAAACAATAAGGTAATAGTGATAAGAACTAGACGACCACATCTAGTCACCGAAAAGATTGAGAAGAGCAAGATCATCGGTTGGCTACCGGATGGGCTGCACGACGTCGCTGTTTTCTTTGGGCTTAAAGAAGCGCAACAGCTTACTAGCTTAAAGATCAAAGGCGTACCCAGCACCATATCAAGAGACTACAACTGGCCCGGACTACACAAACCGTTCGAGCATCAAAAGGAGACAGCAGCATTTTTGACGTTACGCAAGAAAGCATTTTGTTTTAACGAGCAAGGTACAGGTAAGACAGCAGCAGTTATATGGGCGGCTGACTATTTAATAAAGTTAGGCTTAATTCGCCGAGTACTTATCATCTGCCCTTTGTCTATTATGAAGTCAGCATGGCAAGCAGACTTGTTTAAGTTCGCTGTGCATAGAAGCGTAGACATAGCGTATGGCAAGAAAGAGCAACGCGCTAAGGTTGTGTTGGGTGATGCAGAGTTTGTCATCATTAACTTTGATGGCGTAGATATTGTCAGGGAAGAGATTGCTAATGGTGGGTTTGACTTGATTGTTACAGACGAAGCGTCAGCGTACAAGAACATACAGACTAACCGTTGGAAAGCATTGAAGACGTTGGTTACCCCTGATACATGGTTGTGGATGCTAACAGGTACACCCGCTGCGCAGTCGCCTGTAGATGCGTATGGTCTAGCTAAGCTAATCAACCCTGATGGTATACCTAAGTTCTATGGTCAGTTCCGTGACAAGGTAATGGAGAAGGTTGGTCAGTTTCGTTGGATACCACGTAAAGATTCAGAAGTTGTTGTGCACAACGCGTTACAACCAGCTATACGGTTTGAGAAATCACAGTGCTTAGACTTACCTGATGTAACGTATGTAGAACGAGATGCACCTTTAACGCCTCAGCAAAGAAAGTATTACGAGATACTTAAGCAGCAAATGATTATGTCAGCAGACGGTGAAGATGTTACGTCTGTTAACGCAGCAGTAAAACTAAATAAGTTGTTGCAAATATCGGGCGGTGCGGTTTATTCTGACGATAAACAAGTAATTGAATTTGATGTATCAAACCGTCTCAATGTGGTTCAAGAGGTCATAGAAGAAGCTAGCCACAAGGTGCTGGTATTTGTACCGTTCACCCATACGATAGCTTTATTGAAAGAGCATCTGACTAAGTCTGGTATTACCTGTGAAGTTATTAGCGGACAAGTAACAGTTAACAAAAGGCATGACATTATTCAGAGGTTTCAATCTAACCAAGATACTAAAGTTTTGATAATTCAACCCCAAGCAGCATCACATGGGTTGACACTAACCGCAGCAAATGTAGTAATCTGGTACGCCCCTGTCACTAGTGTTGAAACCTATCTTCAGGCTAATGCACGAATTGACAGGCCGGGCCAAAAGAATGCGATGACTGTTGTACATATAAAAGGTAGTGAAGTCGAAAGACGAATGTACGCCATGCTTCGGGGCAACATAGTAAACCACAATAAAATAATTGAGTTGTACAAGCAGGAAATAGAATCAAAATAGCCCAGCCGGAGGTGGCGCTAATAACACCGGCAGCGGGGGCTAGGGCCTTTGACAAATGTAACACCTCATCCCTAGTGACCCCGTACTTTTATTAACCGAAGGAGCTAAGCATGAAAAAATTATTATTACTCGTCCCTGTAGTATTAGCAGGGTGTGCGTTGGGCGACGCATACAACCCACCAAACTCAACCCTTGTAGTTGATAAAGAAGTACAAGGCATGAGTCGCAACGAGGTCATCATGGCTATTAACGAGTGCGAGTTCAACCGTACCCGTGCAGTAGTCATTATGGCTAAACGCAAAATATCTGGACGCACGACCGATATAGTTACTGACGTCACATGCGCACCTAAGTACACCTACTAAGGAGGCGTTATGGATTGGTCGGCTGGCAAACTATCGTCAATTTATTTAAAGATACGCGATGCAAGATTAGAGCTAAAAGCAAAGTACGACGAAGAAGATAAGAAATTAGAAGAGCAGATGGATTTAATTGAAGCTAAGTTGTTGGATATATGTAAAGACAACGATGCTAATAGTATTAAAACCGAAGCAGGTACAGTGATGCGTAGAGTAGCAACTCGTTACTGGACTAATGACTGGGACTCGATGTACAACTTCGTCAAAGAGAACGATGCGTATGGTCTACTTGAACGTCGTGTGCATCAGACAAATATGAAGCAGTTTCTTGAAGAGAACCCCGACAAGTTCCCCCCGGGCATGTTGTTGGATAGTGAGTACAAAATAACCGTAAGGAGAAGCAACAAATGACAAACGAAGAAATACGTTTCAGAGCTATAAACCTATCGTTTCAGTTTTATGAAGGCGATGCAGAAACCCCCGAAGACATAATTAAAGTAGCAAAAGTGTTTGAACAATACATAGTAAAAGGAGAAACAACAAATGACTAACGAAGTTTCTATTTTCAAGAACCGCGACGTAGCGGTCGCAGGTAAGAAAGCCCCTAGCGCATTGACTCAGTCATTGATGAAGGGCGGCAGCAAGCTCAAGCGTATCTCTCCACGTAACGGTATGTTTGTTCGTATAGTCAACGGTGATTCAGCAGGTAAATTTAAAGCGCCGTTGCGAGTGGTGTTGGTAGGTGTGGCTCCGTCTGTACAGCGTACGTTCTATATCAAAGCATACGACCCTAACGCCGAGGCTACTGCGCCTGACTGCTGGACTAATGACGGCAACAAGCCAGATGCCAGCATCAAGACCCCACAAGGCAAGACTTGTGAAACCTGCCCACAGAACATCAAGGGTTCAGGCCAAGCAGATTCCCGTGCTTGTAGGTTCAAGCGTCGTGTAGCGGTTATCCTGCCAGAAGAAGTGGGTGGCAATAATCATGGCGACATCTATCAGCTTGAGGTAGCGTCGAAGTCAATCTTTGGTAAGGGCAGCGGTCAGGTATTCCCGCTTAATGCTTATCTTGACTACGTTATTGCTAACGGTGAAAACATTGATGGTGTAATAACTGAGATTGATTTTAACGAAGACAACAACAATCAGTCCGTGTTATTCCGTGCAGTTGACTTTGTAGCTAGCCATCCTGACTTGCAAGCAATAGTTGATGAAGCAGTTGAGTCGCCTGAAATACATAAAGCTATTGCGTTGAACGTAGCTGTTGTAGACAAGGGCGGTGATAGCAACGAGGAGTTTGAACAGAAGCCTAAGAAAGCTCAGGTTGTAGAAGAGGAAGAGGAAGTAGCGGAGCCAGTTAAGCGTGCAGTGAAGAAAGCTACTCCACCTCCAGCAGAAACAAAAGGTAGCTTAGCAGATGTAGTTAGTGCGTGGAGTGACGACTAAGTTCTCACGCCGCATCATGCGGCTTTCGGGGAGGAGCAATCCTCCCCCTTTTTTTCACCTGAGATAAGACAATGGCTGACTTCGACCTTTTAGATGCTGTGCTTGCCCCCCAAGGGTGGTACGCAGTCGTAGGCATCAAGAACAAGAAGACGAGGCAGCACCTTGTAGAGACTAGAGAAGAGGTAAATGAGCTAGTACAAGACATGCTCGAAGAAGAGCGCGACGTGTACTTTGGCTGCGCCAAGTACGAAACAGGAGATAACCGCACAGGCGACAATGCAAAGTACTTCAAAGCATTGTGGGTGGACATTGACTGCGGAGAAGATAAGGCTGCATCCGGTGAAGGCTATATAGACCAAGCTACTGGACTACAGGAACTGCAACGCTTCTGTAAGACAATTGGGCTACCCAAGCCCATACTAATTAACTCAGGCCGTGGCATACATGCTTACTGGGCGTTCACTGAGGTTATCGGCAAAGACCGCTGGCAACCGATGATGGATCGTCTGGCTGAGCTATGTAAAATTCACAGCCTTACAGCAGACCCCAAGTGCTTTGAACCAGCACGGATACTGCGTGTACCAAATACGTATAACTTTAAGGATACGCCACCGTCTCCAGTTACTGTAATAGCTGTAGGTGGTAATGTAAGTGAGCCTGCTGAGCTACGTCTAACATTAGGTGTTACGGATAAGAAGTTTGCTCCAAGAAGGCAGATACAACGAAGTGCCTTGACTTTATCCCTGATGGGCAACCGTATCTCCCGCTTCAAAACCATAATGATGAAGTCGGCGCAAGGCGAAGGTTGCAAACAGTTAGTCCATTGCTTCCAGAACCAAGACACTATTTCTTACAACCTATGGCGTAGCGCCTTATCTATCACGGCATTTTGTGAGGAGGGAGCATCGGCTGCGCACAAGATGTCAGAGAAGTACCCCGGCTATGACCCCGACGAAGTCGAAATCAAGGTGCATGACCTACAGCGTAAAGGTGGGCCGCACTTCTGTGAGACGTTTGAGAAGGAGAACCCCGACGGGTGTATTGGTTGTATACACAAGGGCAAGATCACTACACCTATCGTACTAGGTAAAGAGATAGCGCAAGCTGAGCCGACTGAAGAGGGTGTGTACGAGGTTGAAGCTGAGGAGGAAGAGGAGGTTGTTTCTTACAAAGTGCCAGCTTTCCCTTATCCATACTTCCGTGGCAAGACAGGCGGCATCTACATGGAAAGAAAGGACGATGACGCCGTACTTATCTATGAGCATGACCTGTTTGTACTCAAGCGTATGACCGACCCTGAGAAAGGCGAGATGGCGTTGATGCGGCTGCATCTACCTAGAGATGGGGTTAAAGAGTTTGCCATACCAGCAAGTGCATTAATTGGTAAGGACGAGCCGAAGAAGTTTTTAGGTGAAAACGGTGTGTTAGCCCGTGGTCAGCAGATGGACAACATCGTAGGATTTTTACTTTCCTGCGCGAAGGATATACAACTAACAAGGAGAGCAGAGCTTATGAGAACGCAGTTTGGCTGGGCTGACACAGACAGCAAGTTTATTATTGGTGACAGAGAGATCACCGCAGACGGGGTGTATTACAGCCCCCCTTCCTCCCACACCGAAAGCATAGCGCAACACATGGTGGCTAAGGGTACGTTAGAGAAGTGGAAAGAAGTATTTAACATGTACTCACGACCCGGACTAGAGCCTAATGCGTTTGCTGCACTTACTGCGTTTGGCTCACCCTTACTTAAGTTTGTTGGGCTTAGCGGGGCTATCATTAACGTCATGTTTCCGCACTCAGGTTCAGGTAAGTCTACAGCGTTGTTTATGGCGAACAGCGTGTACGGACACCCCAAGGACTTAGTGGCTATACCGAAGGACACTATGAATGCCCGTATGCACATGCTAGGCGTTATGAACAATCTACCGTTCACGATGGACGAGATTACCAACATGAAGTCTGACGAGTTCTCTGACCTGACCTACGCTATGTCACAAGGGCGGGGCAAGAACAGGGTAGAGGCGGGAGTTAACAAGCTACGCAAGAACAACACGAAGTGGCAGAACATAACCTTGTCCAGCGGTAACTCTAGTTTTTACGAGAAGCTTGGTAGCCTTAAGAACACGCCTGACGGCGAGATGATGCGTTTGATGGAGTACACAATCGGCTACAGCGATGCTATCTCTACCGAAGAAGGCAAGCGTATGTTTGACCATCAACTGTTAGAAAACTATGGGCATGCAGGTGACATCTATGCACAGTGGCTAGTGGGGCACAAAGAAGAAGCCGTGCAGCAGCTATTAGAAGTGCAAGCCAAGATAGACAAGGAGTTGCGCCTTAGCCAGCGGGAACGGTTCTGGTCGGGTGTTGTTGCATGTAACATCATGGGCGGCTTGATTGCCAAGTCGCTAGGTCTGCACGACTACGACATGAAGGCTATATACAAGTGGGCATGCGGCATGATTCGTGACATCCGCGAAGATAGCACCGCACCAAGAGACGACCCATCAAGCGTAGTAGGTGATTTCATCAACCGCCATATACGTAACACGCTAGTGGTAGACGGTGAAGCAGACGCCCGGACTAAGCTCTTACCCGCACCAATCCAAGAGCCGTATGGTGAGTTAATAATACGGTATGAGCCTGATACCAAGCAGATGTACATTGTGGCTAAGGCGTTTAAGGATGACTGCGTAGAGCGGCAACTCAACTACAAAGAAACTATGAAGCAGTTACAGACCAAAGGTATTTATCTAGGTAGCACTACAAGGCGTATGACTAGCGGCACTAAGATTAAAGGTACACCCGTTCACGTCATGCATTTTGATTGTAACGCGCCTGAGTTCATTAACGTAGACGCATACGTTGGTGTGGAGAAAGAAGATGAAGGTAGCGGGAGTTCTGTATCAAATTAACTGGAAGCAATTTAAGAAAGGGCATTCGTTTTTCATCCCTTGCTTACATTGCCCAAGTGCAACCGAAGAAATTAAGCGCGTAACAAATAGGCTTAAGTACAACGTGGTTTCCAAGTGTGTAATCGAGAACAGTATCAGAGGTGTGCGAGTGTGGAGAATATGATATAAAGCACTTGGCGGACGTTGTTAGCTCCTTCGTCCGTTGATTCTCCTTCGGTTGACTTGTGCCCCCGGCCCGTCCGGGGGTTTTTTATTTCGCGGCTTCGCTTTCTATTCTTTCTAAGCTACGTTCCCGTAGCACTTCAAGTTGTAAGAAATCGTCTGGAACATACACACCACGATTACTGTTTGAAAGCATTTCAATTCGACGGTCTATCGCGTTATCAATATCATCCATTTCTATTTCTCTTGTTGGGTATTTAATATTAAAATTAACAACATTATCAACCGCTTTTTCAAAATCAGACTCACGATCCATAACCGCAGCACGGTTAAGATCACCTAACAATTTAGAACGCTGACCGTTGATTTGTTTCATCTGTTGGGTAATAGCAAAGTTATCTTCAGTTAATCTAGCCATACCTGTTGATTTATACCCTGCTACCTGCGCGGCTAACTGCCAATAAGTAAATTCATCCATACTTTTTATAGGACTACCTATAGATGAAACTGCACCCTCATTACTGTAACGAAGAGCAGTAAGACCCCCACGGAATAATGCAGGGGTTAACTTTTCCATTCCTTTTAATGTGTCGCCTTTGTTTATATCGTCAATACCCGTTGCCCATGATTCACCAAGACCATAAGCAGGGCCTCCAAAGAAAGCAGTAGCATTTTGAGCGTACGCATCTTTCCACGAGCTAGCTTCAGGCGCGTCGCGGAACCACATATTATTTAACGATAACCCGCTAGCAAAATCAAGCCCAGTAGCTGCATTCAATACTCCGGTGTCTATAATGTCATCTAACCCTTTACCCATTATTTTTACTTCACCAAAAGTTTCAGGCAACCATACTTTGCGGAACCATCGTTCTAAGTTTTCTTCTTCCATAGGTACAGGATCATCGTCATCCCGCATAGCGTTACGCATTGCTTGTAGCACACCAAAAACAGCGCTGTACATAAACAACCCAGAAGTGCCAGCTAGCAACGTAGTCATACCCAACGTACCAGTAAAAGCTTTAAACGCTCCCGCTCTAGTTTCGCCATCCATAGGCTTCATCATTGCACGGAAGTTACGTGCTAGATAGATGGTTACGAACATTGGGAATTTCATAAACTGTGTAGCAACTCTGGCTGGGGCTGAGCGCATTACGCGTGGTGCATTCCATGTAGAGTAATCAAACAAAGCTTCGTTAACTACGTGCATTGCTTTTTCAGTTGCGCGGTCAAAGTCACCATGTTTTTTCATCTCTAACCGGAACGCAGCCATATACGAAATCTCACGAGACAAGCGTTCGGTTGCGTGAAACAAAGTCCCCATAGCTTTAACAGCGTTAGCTAGTTTGTTATTGTAGTCTGCACTTGGCGCACCTTTACGCATAAACAAATCATAAGTACGTGTAGCGTCAGATACGCCACGGTCAACCATGACTTGATAAGCACGTTGCTCTATAGGGTTTAGTTTTAACGCTTTAGAGTGCGCAATACTGACCGACGGTATAAAAGTTACGTTACCGTTCTTGTCTGTACGTGTAGCACCTACTTCATTCCACACAGCAGACATCTTGCCCATTTCTTTAAGTGTAGCGCCCCAGCCGTGGTACTTAGCTAAAGTAGGCATCGTAAAACTAACCACGCTAAACATTTGGTTAGCTGCGGACTTAACAGAAGTAAGAAGCCAAATAAACGCTGCTTTGTTAGCAGTACGTGCAGCTTTGTCTAACGCGTCGTCTTTAAACTCAGGAGCAAGTTCTTCTTTGAGGCGTTGTTCTATCTCCCGTGTAATCATGCCTAGCTTAGCTTGATCGGGGTTACCAGCTAAAGAATCATTTGCAGCGCTCATGGCTACATTAATTTTAGGGCCATACTTAACGCGTGATATTTGGTTAACAATTCGTGAGCTTGCTTCATTAAAGTTGCGTAGTGCATCGCCACTAAAACCAGCCGTACCTTTACGATGGATGAACTGTTTACGGAACGATGCTTCTGGCAACGTCAACAAGTGCATTTGAAATATCTCATCCTTAAGACGGGACTTTTCTGTATCGCTACTAGTTTTCATTCCGTCGATAGTGGCAAACATTTCTTTTAAGTTGGCGCTTTCGTTTGCAGCATCTTCACGCAAACTATCTACGTCATTACCTGCACGAATATCTTCGCCCTCCATCATCTCTGCAAGTGTGCGGTTATCACCATTGAGGTTTAGCTCTTTAACACGACGCTCAAGAAATAAATCACGTTGTCCCGGCGACTCAAACATGTGAAATTCTTTACTCTCTTTATTACCAACGCTTGCCCAGTATTCACCATAACGCATGAATGGGAAGTACGGCTCCATGTTTTTATCGCCGTAGGTAGCCTTGATAGAGTCCATTAACTGCTTACGTTCTGCGGGATCAGTAGTCACGTCGTTAACACGTTGCTCAAGCAAAGCGCGGTATAGCTTGTATTTATTTGTATAGAAGTCGCGCACCTTGCGATAAACTTCTTTAGCATCGCTACTTAACGCATTCCAACGCCTATCCAACTCAGGGTCTTTACCCGACGTTTTATCTGGGTCTATTTGCACATCCGTAGCGTAGTGCATAGTTTCTGCTAGCTTCGCTTGCATAGGCGCATCAAGTTTTATCCAAGGCACAGCGGTGTCTTGTACCTTTTGTAATTCTTGAGTGCGGTACGTGTACATCTTCTGCACGTTAGCATTTACATCTGTCAACCCACCAATACCAAGCGCAGTGCCTGTGTCTATGATTACGTTAGTAGGCAAAGACTTTAGCAACCCTTTATACGCAGGAGCAGCTATGTTGCGGAAATTAAGTCTAATATAGTCAGGCCACAACGCAGGGTTCTTTGCTACGTTCAATAGCGAACCCATATCTTCTACAATTTGTGTTTGACGTCTAGCAGCTTCTAGTTTGCGCTCGGCATCTTGTGAAGTAGATTTTTGTTTTTTGGCTTGGCTATATAGTTTTGCTTTTTCCGCAGACAGTAGCTTGGCTATTTCTTGTACGTTTTGTTTAGCTACTTTTTCTTTGATGATTACGTCGGAGTAAACAAATAAATCTTTAAGCCCCGTGTGAAGCTCAGGGTTTACACCCAACAACTTTAAAGCGAGTTCAATAAACCTACTAAAGCCAGATGTCTTAGTTACTTCGCCTTTTACTTCAGTTTGCAAAAACTCTTGCATGCTAGGTGTGGTCATAGCGTACGTAAAGAACTCTTTTACATCTTCAAACGCGCCACCTCTGGCTAAGCTGTCTAACCTAGTTTGTATCTCTTTATTCCGTGAACCTGCTTCGTACACTCCTTTAGCACGTTCCATTAGCCGCTCTAAACCTTCAACGGCTTCTATTAAATCTGAAGGCACTTTGTCCGTGAACTTATATTTTCTCGCAAGCTGTACAAGGTTGATCTTTTGGTTACCTGCGCCATGCAGCCCTTCATGCAACACTGTAAGCGTGTTAATGCCTTGGTCTTCAAAACCAAAACTTTCGCCCCGCAGGTATATATGTGGTTCTCCGTCAGGGCTTAATACATACATACCTCGCGCATCTCTAAATGCTTTACCGGCTTCTTTTAACCCTTTTTTATCGTTGTCTTCTATTACGCTTAACGTAATATCATTTATAGACTTAATGTTTTGTGGGCTTAACAAATAGTCAGCTATTAAAATATCGTACGTAGTGTTATTCGTAGTGTCCTTAGTAACCATTTCTAACGCTCTGATTAAAGACTTGGCTTTATTAAACTCAGGGTTAGGAAAGTTTCTTCTAAGGCGTTGTGGAATCAGCCCTTCTGCAAGCGCGGCTAAAAGTTTATCGGCGCGAGAACCAAGATCAAATTTTGATTTATTAACAATTTGTTTACTAACATCAGGGTTAATAGACTTAATGATGTCTTGCACAACAGGAGATACGCTACCCAACCCTTCGTCGTTGACTGTGTTTATGTCAGCAATAAATTTGTTTTCGGCAATTTGGTTGTACGCTTTCTCGCCATAGTGTTTGGCAAGCGCAACCTTATCTTCTTCGTCTATGTATGCATCTAAGCGTGATTTAAACTCGGCAGCTTGTTTTACCTCTGCTGCTTTCTCAACCCGTCGATCTTCTTTAGCTTCTTTAGTTTCTTCAGCGCTTACAGGCTCCGCTTTCTCTCTAGCTTTTATAGCTTCATCTTCTGTTCTAGCTTTTCTGCCTTCTTCAGCACGTTGTTTAATGCCTTTGATGTGTTCGTCTAAATTAGTGTCTAATGTTTTTAGGTACGCTTTAGCAGCCTTATGCGGTTCTGCTGTACCTTTAGTAGATAAGTCTTCAAAGTAGTTTAGTAAATTGTTTAACTCATCCCTAGCCGCTGTATAACGCACATCAATAGCCGCAAAGTTTTTGTAATTAGTATGCCTGTCGGCAAAGTTAGACACCCGCTTCAAGTCCGAGATCATAAGGATCAACTTGTCAGCTAGCGCTATCTGTTGTTTGGTAATGTTGTTTAATTTTTTGGCAGCATTTGACTTTTCATATTTAGCTGTTTTATCTTCTTGCACAACTTTGCCTTCATCAATAGATGCTTTGATGTCTGCCTCTGCTTGTTCAGTACCCGCTAAGATGGCATCAGCTTCTTCAGCGCTAGCTACTGCGGGTGCGGATTCGTCGGCTGCGGGTTCTTCTTGTCTTTGCGCTTCTGCTTCGATGGCTTCAGTGGTTTTAGCGACACTAGGTTCCTCCGTTATAACTTCAGTAGGTGTAGGTGTTACGTCTTGTTTGTCTTGTTCATCCCTTAATTGTTTTTCTTCTGCCAGACGTATTGCTTCGTCTTCAGTAACAACGCGTGTGTTATCTCCGTCCATAATCGTAAGGCCGGTAGGAGGGGGAGGAGCAATGTCATCAATGGGCGTTTTTACTTGCGTTGTTGCTGGTGCAGTAGTTTGATCGCGCTTAGGCGTAACTACAAACCCATTCTCTGTCTCCATAACCATGTACTTGTCACGGTTCTCAAGAGCATTAAGTATTTTTTGCGCAGCTTCATACGGAAGCTCAGGCGTAAGTGCTTCTACTGGAGGTTTTAGTGCAGTACGCTGTTCTGTTTCTCCACTAGCAAATTTTCTAGCAACGCGCTCAGCATCAGCCAATCCGCTAGTGAGAGGGTCAGTAGCTCCTGCGGCGGTATCTGTTGGTGCGCTAGGCACTCCAGTGCCAGACTGATCTGTTGTTGATTGAGCGCCATCAAGTACGGGCTGGGTGCTGGAGCTAGTAACATTTTGGGCCTCCACTGCTTTAGCGGCATCTGCCACTGGTTGCACTGTTGCTTCTGGTGAAGTTGTAAGCGCGGCAAATTCTCGATCTGCTATTAAAGCAGCATCGTCAGGAGCCATGCCTTGTTTTATGTACGACTGTACAAGTTCGTCTCTTTGCGGGTTGGCTGGAGCTTGGGGCTGCGCTGTTGCCGCAGGTGCAACGGGTGTAGGTGCGTTAAGTGTTGGTTCAATGCGTTCAGGTGTTGCGGCTTCAGGTGCAGTTTTTTGCAATGCTCCAGCAGTTGATCCCATAGTAACGCCGCCAACAGCAGCCATACCCATAGCTTCGCCTAGACCGTCAGTAAGTTTGCGAGTTGGGTCTACTTGTTGTGCAGCTATATTTTGAGCAACTTTACCGCCACCTTCTTCAATCATCTCACTGGCGGTTTCACCTAGCCCTGCTTTAGCTGCCCGCTTAGTTGTAGCAACAATACCTTTCTTAGCCGAACTACTAACTGCACCCGCCATCAACTTCTCAAGAGCTTCGCCTTCAAGCCCAGCTAAGCCCGGCAGCTTTTGCGATATTAAAGATATAACCGCTGCCCCAGCACCCACTTTACGTGCAAGCCCCAACGCTTGTGCTGACGCTTCGGCTTCAGGTATACCGCGTTTAACAAGTTCTTTTTGCAATTCTACGTACGACTGCGCACCTACATCAGAACCTTGTTGAACTGCACCCGTAGCAACTGCACCTCGTACTGCACCAGCAGTCATACCAGCGGCACCAAGCGCACGACCTACAGCCATACCGGGTAACAAATTAGGTAGCTGTTCTGCTACAAAATTAAGTAAAAGTGTTGGGTCTTTAACAGTTTCTGCAAAAGCTGTTTTTGCGGCTTCGTATACGCCTTCTTTTTCTGCTTCACGTATTTTTGCTGAACGTGCTTTTTCTTTGCCTTTAAATTCTTCAGACTTCATTGTTTCGGCATGTTCTTTCATTTGCCGACCAGCTTTTAATAAACCCGTGTCTGAAAAATCACCTGTAGTAAGGCCATACACCTGCCCCGGCATTTGCACTAATGAACCAACACCCGAAACAACACTTGCGTTAACATCTTGTGCAGCGGTAAATACTTTGTCCGCGAGGGATTTCTTGTCTTGCTCTTTGGGCTTAAACGCAGTTTGGCTTAGGAATTGATCCCGTGCTATGGATAAGTCTGCTTTAGGTACGCGTGGAGCTACCACCTGCTCAAAGTATTGTTGACGAGCAGATTCTTTTTCGGCATCAGATAAGCCTTTAAATGCTTCGCTACCTGATACTTCACTCCACGGTTTAGCCATGTTTAGTTCCAGAGTTTGCTATAGTCTTGACCCTTACCACTATTTGTACTAGGCTGAGTCGTAGAAACATTGGCTGACTTTGCTTCGCCAATTCGTTTTTGGATCAATTTGTTTCTAAAGGCTTCTTTGTCTTCGGGTGTTTTTAATGACTTGTATTCATCTTTAACAGGCCCCGGCAGCATTAATTCCCGAGTAACCGTTTTGGTAACCTTATCAACTATGTCTGCGTTTACTTTTTCACCATGTATATCAGCTTCGCGCTCTTTAACAGGCACGGACTGCGCAGCACCAGCGGCTTGTTTAGTAATTTCATGCGCCCGAACTATTTTGTCTGCTGAGGCTAGTATCATAGCTTCAGGCACATCTTTAAACTTAGGGTTTGACTTTAACTCACCAGCAATAATGTTTAATCGTGTTTTATAGTCGGACACTTCTTTGCCGTCAATTTTTGCTTGTTGCAACTTTTGCGCTAAGTCAGCTATTTTTTCTCTTGCTGCATTAGTAGCTTCGTTGTTGATAAGCTTAACCGTGTACTCAACGATCTTCTCGCCAACTTGGTTGTACTCTTTACCAGCTTTCTCAATATGCCCCCGCGCTCTTTCTTCTTCGCCAAGACGACGCTGATACTCACCCGTACGCAAATCCCTCTCTACACCATCTAGTTGGTCAAGCAGTTTACGCCGCGCTTTACGATCAAGACCTGATTTCTCTACCATCTCCATACCTGCTTTGTTCATAGCAAGTAAAGTAGTACCGGGCGTAGTACCCCAGCGTTGTAAGAACATAGTCAAATTTTCTCTCGCTTCTTGCACGGAGTCTTCGTCTACTTTCTCACGTCGTTTTTTATTTTTCTCCAGCTCACTACCGTAAGGCGAAGGAAGACCCATCTTTTCACGTTCAGCTTCTTGCTGCTTCATTCTGTCTGTAACAGACAAATTCCTATCCGTATCTAACTTTTCTTGTGACTTTGTTAAGTTAGCAATCTGCTGTTCTAACGTCTCTTCGTACGTAGGCTTAGCAGGAGTTATGCCTTTAGGTACAACCCCCGTATAACCTTCATTACCGTACAACGCAGCTTTCTCTGGATCACCTTGTGGTGCAACGTCTTGTGTAGGTGCAGCGTCTTGTGTAGGTGCTTCGTCTGGAACAGAATTTTGGGCAATACCTTTAGCCGAACCGCGTTCAAACTCTTCTGGGTATACGTCGCTAACCTTAGGGCCTTTAACTTTTTTACCACCTTTAAAAGCAACAATGCCGCCGTTAGCTGCCATCACCGGAGCACCGGCGCGTAACCTAGCGCGACGTGCCATTTCAGTTGCCGCAGCCGCTTGAGTTACTGGGTCACTTGCATCTTGTGCTTTCATCCCAAGCTCTTTGTCGTCAAAACTAGGCCCTCTAAAAGCAGCTTGTAGCTTGCCAGCAGGCACACCTGTAGCGCCACCACCAGCCATTTTAACTATGCCACCTTCTTTAAACAGCTTAGCTTGTTGACCTTGCTGATACAGACCTAGACCAGTTCCTACCCCTCCAGCTATTTGAGACGCCATCGAAGGTTGAGCTTGGTACATGTTGGTTGTTGACGATTGCATAGGCAGACCGCGCAGCATATTTGACATCACGCCAAGTTGCATCAGTGGGTACTGTTGCGCAGTGCCATAGTTTTGCATTGCTTGGTTGATGATGTTTTGTGTTTGTGCTTGCTCTTGTGCACCCAGACCAGCCATAGCTTGAATAGTGCCCATGTCTTGACCGTACTGCTGTTGGCCTAACTGACCAAGCGTTTGTGCTGCTTGCAAACTTTGACCGTAACCTTGCAGTCCTAACTGAGCGCCAAACTGACGTGATGCTTCTTGCGCAGCTTGTGCTTGCTGCTGAGCTTGTAGGTTTTGAGTAGCTACATTAAGATTTGCGCCTTGGTTAGCTTGTTGGGCTTGAAGGTACGCAGCTTGTTCAGCATTAAACTGCCCCATGCCTTGACCGTACGCTTGCTGTAACCCAGCACCTTGAATATCGCCAAGTTGCGTACCAAGATTACGTTGGCGTTCTGCTTCAACAATAGCTTGACGTGAACCACCAAAAGCGCCTTGGCTAGCTGCTTGAGCTTGGTTTTGGTTACGTTGGATTTGCGATTGACGAGCAGCTTCACGCTGTTGAGTGTTAACTACGTTCTGCATGTACGGCGACATATACGCTTGAGATACACCCGGAGCCGTGAACGAGTCAGTACGCACTTGTTGTGGTGTACCAAGCTGGAACCGCTCAGCCTGTAAAGGCGAGTAATAACCACTAGCAGCCGAACGCCCTGCTATATCCCCAGCAATAGAAGTAGCCCCTTGAGTTTGTGAAGGCGCTAAGTACTGGTTAATTGTGTTAGTAGCCATTTGCTGACCAGCACTAACGGGGGCCACAGCGGCTTGAGCTTGTTGTTGCGCTGTGTTGGTAAATAAAATGTTTCCGCTTGAGTCTCTTAACGGGTTACCTTGCGCATCTTTTTGGTACGTAGCGCCGTAAGGGGTAAAATTATTAAACCCAGTAGGCGTAAAATTACCTTTAGCATCGCTTGTACCTGTAAATAACTGCTTTTGTGTAGCACCAAGCATTTGCTCAACGTAGGGGCGAGCGTATTCAGGGATGTTAGAGGTTTGAGAATAAGTCGTGTTTGGGCCGCCACCACCGCCACCCATACCAAAGGTAAACCAGTCGGGGTTAAACAACCATTTAAAGATATTCATAATTCTGTCCTCATTACCTGATGGGTGTTGGTCATGCCCATTTTTTCATACATCTGGACTAGGGTTCCCTTAGCCCAACATTGTGCGGTAGTAGCGCCCATTAGGCGCATCCAGTTTTTAGCTTCGTCAAATACATGAGTGCGGACTATGCCTTTACCACCCATTAAATTTACATGCGCTACACGCTCACGCGGATAGTCAATAATATCTACAGTAACTGCGCCGGTTATACCTTCTTCCGGTTCATCCCACACTAATAAAAACGTACGTCCTGTTCTTACCGCGTATTCAACTTGTTCTATAGTTATTAAACTAGGGTCAAGATCAATTGCTCTTTGTAGCATTGGCGCTGCAATAAGCCAAATTTTAGATAATTCGTTTGGGTGTACTTGGTATAAAGCCATAGTTATGCGGGTAGATGTTTTTTAGCTTTGGAGTCAACAGCTACTTTACCTTTACCTACAGACTTCTTACGGTTCTTCTGTATACGTTCCATCATTGCGTAGAGCTGTCTAGCTCCTGCTTCCGTGCTGCCATTCCCCAGTTCAGAAACAATTCGTGCGGGAATGACAAACTCTCCGTCAGCAAGACGAGCAGGCTGACGATTACCAATAGTAGCTGGGATAGAATCACTAACACCATCACCGGGGCCTTTAAGTAACCTTCCACCATCTGAGTACCCTCCTAGACCGTGCATGATGCCGCCACTTGCTGCGTACTCCATACTTCCACTATCAGGGGTAAGCATTTTAGGCATTGAAGATGTAATTTTGTATTTCTTCATCATTTTTTCTAATTCATTTACCGCTGCTGGCCCTGCGGCTTGACTTAAATTTTCAATGCCATGCCCTACTATTCCTGATTTGCTTTGCGCTCTTGCTACAGCAGATTTCATTTCAGATACGTTATCTTCCATGTTTGAGTTATCACCCATCATTTTAGAATAGCGTTTGCGCATTGCTGCGGTTTTTGCAGCTTCTTTATCATCGTCGTATGTAGAACCACCTTCAGAAAACGCGGGCATACCAGAATAAGGATCAAGACTATTAGAAGCACCTACGTCTATTACGTTTTGCGATATAGGGTTTTGAATAGCTGGGTTAGCGTAAGCAAGTGGTTTTTGCTGGGACATGGGGTACATATTGTTTTGCCCCGTAGTAGGCATAATCCCAGCGTTCATATTAGACATCTGCTCAACCGGGCCACCGTCAGCAAAGCCGTACAAGTATGGGCTAGCGCCACCGGGTTGACGGTAAGCGCCTGATTCAGTAGAAGCAAAGTTAGGTGACAATCCAGAGTAAGGCGTACGTTCGTATTTATCTTTAGGTGTACCCCCGCTGTTATTACCGCCAAATATACCCAGCTTTTGCGCAGTCAACACCCCACCAAGAGAAGTAATTGGGTTCTCTTTAGCGTAATCTGATATGTTGCCCGCCATTTTGCCTAGCATCTGCATGGCGTTATTGCCGCCTTTTAGTAACGCGGATTCTGGTTTAACTGGGCCAGCACCGCCGCTTAAAATATCTGGCTCAGGTTGTGGAACGCCAAATTGCTGAACAGGAGCTTGGGGTATAACGTTACCGGTTTCAATTGGGGGAGCGGGAGGGGTAGGAACATAAGGAGGTGGAGCTGCGGGAGGTGGAGCTGCGGGAGGTGGAGCCGCGGGGGGTGCAGTTACAGAAGGTGCAGTTACAGAAGGTGCAGAAGCAGGAGAATTATAAACATAAGCATTCTGAGGTACTCCCGCCTGCCCGGTAACAGCATCAAACTTTGCTGCGTCTAAACCTTGTAGTAGTTCGCCACTACCTTGAGCGCCTTGTCCCAACGCTTGCACTTGCGCTTGTTGCATTGCTGCCTGTGTGCCAGCTTCTACGGCGGCTGGTGCCGCACCGCCCGACATAATTCCTTGCGCTCCCCCCATTGCTTCAGGAAGAATCCCAGTAGCCTCAGGAAGAATCCCCGGGAGCGTAGCAGCAGCTTCAACAGCAGGAGCAGCGGTAGCAGCAGTTGTGGCAGCGGTAGTAGCAGCGGTAGTAGCGGCGGCGGTTTGGGCAGCGGCAGCGGCAGCTTGAGCGGCGGCTGCAATTTCAGCGGCAGACAAAGCGGCGGTAGAAGAAGCAAATAGTGCTTCGACACCAACTGCGGGTAATAGTGCTGGCATGTTAAATCTCCCGTTTCATCAAGACACAGCCTGACTTTCTATCAAATTCTTTCAACCCAAACATCGTTATGAGCTTCTGAGCTTTTACGTCGTTTTCAAAGGGTGTAGCATACACTTCGCCGTATTGTTTGTCTTTCAAATAAGGCACAACTTGCTGAAAAAAGATAGCCTTATACCGTTTAAATCTTGAGGGTGACCACGCCCCCGGCGTGATGTTTAAGTGCATGGCTACTTTTGTTTTGTTGATAATATAGTCACATAAAAAATGCACTTCGTTATCTTGATATAGTGTCTCTCTTACGGGAGTCATCGCGCCGATACAAAAGTTATTGTAGTCACCACAGACTGTGTCGCAGGTTTGGTTGGGCTACCTGACGCGGCATAAAAAGGTATGGTCACAGTAGACTGTGTGGTTGACCAATGAATAGATACATTATCCCTAGCGTTCATACTTAAAAAGTAATTCCACCCTTTAATATCATGCGCTGGGTCGCCGGGGTTTTTTCTAGCTTGCAGACCAACTACGCCAGTAGAACCGGGAATATCAACACCGTTCTGTTTTAACCAGATATACACATCTTCCGGCTGATTTGCAGAGTTTTCTAGCTGCGCACTAAACTGCAAGTTGTATATACCAGCGTACTCAACAGTAATGTTTGACGAATTTAACGTGACGTTGCTAGTAAAATCCGTCGTGTTCATTGTCATCAATGTTGCTGTGTTTGCTGTTGTTGTTTGCGTAAGATTGCTAGAAAATGCTCCATAAGGAACCCGCAAGTTAGACGTAACAACAGAAGTGTTAGAATTTAACTGCGAAATAAAGTTGTCTATCTGAGTAAAGTACAACCGCAGCACGTTATTAAGCTGGTCTTGGTATTGACGTGCGTATAGCGTAGGAGCAATAGGCAACGCCGGTGCTTTAGTCTTTGTGAGGTCAATAGACTCAGTAGTAACAATCTTAGTTGTCATCTGCGTCCGTCCGGTCTTACATCAATCCGTGGCACGCCTAACTGCCATTGGCAACCCAACTGGTCGGAACTAATCCTAAAAGCCATTTGGCGACCGCGCAGTCGTGTATACACAATCTGAGTAAACTCTTGCACCGTGTAGTTCTTAACGGTGTTGTAAGACTGCGCTGAAGTGACGCTTGGTGTATCTGCTGTGCCATAAGGAGCACCGGGGTTATACCGTGGGCGTACTGCAAACGTAACTTGTGGGTACGCTGGGGCAGGAGTGCTTGATCCATCAAACGTAATGTCAGGGATCATTCTCCACACAAAACCATAGTTGTGACCGTCACCAATATCAAAGTCAGACGACTGTATGTAAGATTCAATAGGTAATGTAGTACCGTTAATTTCAGTGTCGTCGTTACCGCTCTCTTGGTACACAATGGTGTTCTGGTATGTAGCAGCCATAGGGTATTCACGCAGTGGGCTATCTAGCCACGCACTGCGCCTCAATGTGCCGTAGTACCATACTTGGTCGAGGTAGTTATAGATGACGTAGCGGTCTACCACGTCTGAATTAGATGAACAGTAGCCCCACCATATTTCGCTATAGCCTTCGTTTGTACCAGCAAAGAACTGATTAGACTGCGCTAAATTAATATCGCCAAACACAAACTGACGCAGTGAGCAAGGCAGCGTTTCAACACGGCCTGAGTACGCATAGAATTTATCTACGCCCATCCAATAGGTAATGTTGTTTACTGTAGCAACCGCATTTGGCCCCATGATGGAGATGTTGTCTGACAGGATGTTGAAGCCCCAGACGTATGGTGGGCCTAAATACTGCATAGAGAACAGAGCAGCGTCTGTCCATATCAAAATCTCTTGGCGGGTTTGCTGTGCTGTAACTATGTACGAACCTGACGACAGACGGTAGCTACCTGCTTGGTTAGTAATAGCAGGTGCCCATACTTGGTAATCTTCTTGGTCTGACCAACGCACAAGCAGGGGGTCTTGAATAGCGCTACCGTAATCATTTGCGCCAAACGCAATAACAAACCGAGACGCGTCAGACACCATGACATAATTAGCTATAGACGGGCAACTTGTATCTGTCTGGTATACGCCGCTGCTGCCGCTAGACAAAAGTACCGCAGGATTAGTAAACGTCAGACTACCCGACACGGAATAAGTAGGCACCCATAGATATAGCGCACCGCCTCGTGGGTTGATAATTAAGTACTCACCAAAGTTAGCTTCTGACCACAAACGAAGCTGTTGTGGGATACCGTATGCAGCGGACTGCCCCCACCCTGTAAACGAAGTGGCGTTATAGACAATAGAGTTATTTGCATGGGTTGTAGCTACAGTACCGTTAGCGCCGCGTGTAGCCCCTGTAAATATAGTTGCTGTATTGCCTGTATATTTAGCTAGTTCTGAATCTATTAAGACTGTACCAGTAGCGTTTGAAAACCCAGTAGTCGATACAACCGCAATGTTAGTGTTACTTGAACTAAGCGAAGCTGAAAGCGTAGTTTGTTTTGTGCCCGCTACAAAACCACCCCAAAGACCCGCGCTCCAACCAGTTTGATAACCAAATACAGCTTGACCAATATTGATCTGATATGTAGCTGTAACTGTGCCACCACCTGTTGTACTTGAGTTTGCAGTGGATGAAGCAGTAATAGTGTAAGAATTGGCGTTGACGTACGTAATGCGGTACTGATTATTTAAATCCAAACCCGCAACAGTAGATGCACCAGAAAAAGTTACGTAGTCACCATCAATAGCGCCGTGCCCCACATCCGTTACAGTAACAGTCGCAGAACCACTAACAGTGGTAAACGGATCAGTTAAAACTTGTACTTCTCTAACCGGCGTAATGTCGTTATAGACACCGCCGCTCTCGACGTAATACTTTAAATTAGTGCCAACGCCTAGCAGGTTGTAACCACGTAGAGTCACCCAATTCCAGAGCGACCGCGCTACACCTAGATACGTATAGCTAGAGATGGGAGTCCAACCGCCTAGCTTTTGTGGATACCCTGAACGAAATCTAACTTTATCGCACTCAAACCAACCACCTTCATTGGCAAGGGTTGTCGATTCCCTGTTGACGCCCGGACGTAGTTGTAGTTTCTGTAATGGCATTTATCCACCCAAGTACAAAGCGCGTTCATCTTTGCGGCGGTTCTCAAGTCCTTTTAAGACCTTACCACCTGCTTTGCAATACTTTAAAAATTCGTCGGCGGCTCCTGTGTAGTCGCCCCGGTTGTGTCTCTGTCGCAGTGTGCTGCGTTGTAAAGTTCCTAAGCCTACATTGAAGGAAAAACTGACCAGACTATCCAACCAAGCTTGGCGGCTACCAGCAGTAGGACAATATTTAAGAACTCCGCGCTCAAAACGCTCAAGGTCTTTTGCAAGTATGGCATCCACTTCTTCCATTGTAAATACGCGGTTCCAACCCGCTGGGCAGGGCAAACCTACCCTGTCTTCTATCTTCAACTTGCCGTGGTTTGGGTCAATCACATGCCCCACCCCAATTGTCCATAACTTAGCAGGGCATTGGTAAGGTTTAGTCCTTACACCTTCATGGTGCGCTATAAGTTTTAGCGCCTTGGGGCTTATCATTTCCCAAACGCCCGACCGCCAAAATGAAACGCTATGATGCTGGCAAACAGCGCCTGAGTCTCGTTATCCCAAAGCTGATCAGCTAATGTATTAAAGTCCACGCCGCTAGTTATACCTTTGTAAGCCAGCGTTGCATCTATAGCTACCAACAAGAAGAAGAACCCGTAG